ACCATCAAAAAAATGATTTTGCCAAAACTTACGTTTATCGAATTGACCACCTATGATGGTATACTCAACCTCAAGCCACTTAGCTGATGTGCTTTGTGAAGCCTTGAATATAGGTGTATTACTAAATTCAGGCATAGTTACTGCATTAGGTTTAATTGTAATAATTGCTCTTACAATCGTATCCATAGGGATAAGTTCGAAATCAGAACCACCCCCACTTTCAATATTATTTAAATCAATCACTATACTTCTCCTTCCTGTGTTGGTTGTGACTGTGGATTAACAAATGTTAAATCCTTTTTCTCAATTGATCCGTTTAACTTTTGCAAAAGCTTGCCTAGATGTGGCTCCTCAACCACATTAAGTTTTCCAGATCTGTCTTTAGCTGGGTAACCCCATTCGTTAAGAGTTTGACAAACAAAAGCTCTATATGGTTGCACTCCGTCTGTACCACCCATGACTGTCATTGTAATTACTTCATCAACGATGCCTGGTAGTTCTCGTGCAGTCTTAGCTCCTTCAATTTGTAACTCGTAGTTGGTTCGACCATAGTCATCTACCTTAGAGTCAAGTATGCCGACTAATATGACATTCTTATCTCTAATATGTTGTAAATGAGTTAGCCATGCCATCATTTCCCTTCCGTGCATACCATAGGCAGAACGAGTATCTACTTTACCTGATCTTTCTGTAATATTATCGGGATGAGACATACAGTATTGAAAGCACAAACGACCTGCGACAGTAATACTATCAACAAAAATAGTATCGTACTTATTCATTCGCACAAGTTTGTCTCCAAATTCCTGCATCACTCTTTCATAATGAATGGCATCATATGGCTCTCTTGACAGAGATGGATTTATACCACCGATGTAACACACAAAATCACGACACTCTTGCCATGTCTTTGGACGTATCACATCAATAGGAAAATCCTTAATGGCAGTATCACCTGCCTCAAGATCAATAAATAAAGTCTTATCAGGATCAAGGGTTCGGGCAAGAGTTGTCTTGCCCACACCACTTTGACCACAGATGACTATCTTATGACCTCGTTTTTCTGCCATACGTTGTTCGGCAGTTATTATTTCTAAAGCCAATTAAGCCTCCTCTGTTTGTACAAGATCAACATTAATCGTACCTTGCTCGACAGTCCTAGCTGGTTGAAGCTTTTCTACTATAGCTGGAGGAGCATTTGTATACTTCCTCTCGTCAACAGAGTATGTGACTTTTGCATAGTGTCTAGCATCATCAGAGTTCATACTATCGAACGCATCACGAAGTGCTTGCTGATCCCATGTTACTTTTTTAGCAATGGAAACCTTAACTTTATCTTCCTGATCAGAAAATACTGTGGTTGTACCGAAATCTTTGCCTTGTCTCTGCAAATCATCACGAGCAATACCAAAGTATCTTTCATTAAGATAGCCGTTAAGCTCTTCCATTCTCTTCTTGTGGCGATCAATATCACGTTTTATAGACAACTTTGCCTGTAAAAGTTCGTGATCACTCATGTCATAGAAATTCTGTTCCATACTAACCTCACTTTCGTTTAAATTTCTACTTGCAAGGGTTAATATAGACATCATTACAACAATGTCAATACCTAAACTATCATTTTTTTTTGTAAGACAGAAGAATGTCTATATTATGTATAGCTTTCATCATCTTTTTTTTGAGCTTAAACTCAGGTGTCAGCACACCTTTTGCATCTTCTACAATGAGTCTTGAGAATCCATCTTCTTCTTGTTGTAAATATCTAAAATCAGCTATGTAACTACAAATTTTAACATCATTAATAGATAAGTCATATTTAATTTGACGTTCTAATTCTGTCACAACACCAGCTCTTTCCATAGCTTTAAGTTGTCCCCATCTTTCTGCTTCCCATCTAGAATCAAACTTTAAACCCATAGCAATAGTTTTTTTTGCAAAATACTTATTGTTGCTTGTTCTACTTTTTTTGGGTATAAATGGGTATGTATGGGTCATGGAGGTAGTATAATGACAGATATTTCAAAATACAAGTCTGTTGGTTTAGATCGTAAGAGTTATGATAAACTGGTTAAGATATGTGAGCATCAAAGAAGAAACATTAGGCAACAATTAAGTCTTATGATTGATCAAGAGTTTGATAAAGAAGAATATAGTAAATATAAAACTAAGGTTACTAGTCTTGGATTAGGTGCTATCAACAGCATTCATACGAGAGATTAACCTATTTGCGCGATTGGTTACCTGCTTGTGCCATCTCGAATCTTCCATTTGGACGGCACATTCTTTCCAGTTTTTATTTTTAATAGCTTCACGAAACTTCAAAAATTTACTCAAACGAGGTCTGCCCATATTAAACATCATATTGGCGCATATTTGTTTTACTTCTTCTGGCAGATCTTGAAAGTTATCGAATAATTGTTCGCACTCGTCTATGGTTACTTTTACGTCTTTATCAAATAATTCATTAATTCTTTCTTCTGATACTGGTGTTCCAACTGGTTTGTTGTACTCTTCATCCCACTCTGTTATAAGGTGACCAATCCCCGTGGTAGGTAAATTTAAGTGATCGAGGTATATGGATTTTACATTTCCCTCGTCTACCTTAAGGGTTTCTCTTAGCTCTTCTATGTTCACTGTCTACCTCTTGCTCTCTGTGCTATTGCTATATCAGATGGATTTAGTCCTAATGAAAAAGCATTGGCTGGATTAGTTACATCTATATTGCCTAATGTAGAACCCGAAACTGGCTCTGGTATTTTTAATTCACTCAACGGCACATTAGGTCTAGTCGGTGATAAAAATGTAGATAAATTAGTTCTTTTTAAATCTTCAGCTTTTATGTCAGGAAGCTCTACATTTAGACCTTGACTCTCAAGAAATGATTTTGTTTGATTTTCTGCTTCATCAACAGCAGTTTGTATTGTCTGTCCTGTGCCTATACTTAAACCCTTACCTATAATTGATCCTGTTAACTTTGCTCTTTCTCTTGTACTTAAATCTACGTTACGAACAACACCATTATATTGTTTAAGTATATCGTCATAATAGCCATTTGATAAAAGTCTGTTACCTAAAATACTAAACTTAACAATCTTTCCTACATTTTGAAATGGTGAAGCAGCTATGTTAGCGGCAACAAGATCACCACCTTCAGCCGTTCTTGCATTAAACTTAAGTATTTTACCAAAGTTTTTCATATTGTTACCGACTTGCTTGCCGAACACTGTCACCAATTTATTGTCTTTTGAGGCGGCTAGTAGTCTGTCAGCAAAGGCATTTAAAGATTTGCCATCAGTCATAATAGACTCACCAAAATCATCTATCATACTATTTATGTAGTAACTTCTAATTTTATTAATAGCCTGCTCACCACCTGCACCTTGTTTTTCAAAATACTCCATGATTGGCTTAATCTGTGAGTTTTTGGTGGTCTTTTGCACAAGGAAACGAGCCGCTTCAACTGGATCTAAGTCACCTGTGTCATCTGCTAATTTTCTAAGTATTACGTTCTTTTGGTTAGCGGCTAATCTTTTTTGTGTGTTTGATAATGCTTCTAACTTTCTAACAAGTAAGGCATTAGATCGTGTGTCACCTCTTATATTTCTAAATTGTCTAAGAACTTGATTTGATTCTAATCCCGTAATCTTAACAGACCCTATCTCATCTGCTAATTTAAGTATTTGATCTGTTTGTTCTCCGAACAATTCTTTTGCAGTAGTTCCTAAACCTTTAATTGATTGTGCAAATTTTTCAGAATTAAAGTTTTTAATATTTGTAAAATTTCTAATACCTGATTTTTCTAAAGCAGATTCCAAAGTATGGTTAGCGGCTCGTGCAACAAATTCGTCAGCCAATTGTGCGCCAGTGCCTTCAATTACTCTGCCACCCTCAACTCGACCACCATATTCTGTAATAAATTTTCTAGCTTGTTGTATAAAGTTTGGATTGTCGTTCTTAACAATATTTTGATATATATCTATATTTTGTGGGACATCATCAACTATATCACCAGGTTGTGATTTGTATTTTTCTAAATTTTTGATAGTTTTAGAAGCATTTAAATCTTCTATAATCTTCTTGCCTAAGAAAAATTGAGTTTGTGCTTTTTTTATTGCCTTACCAGCGTTAATGAATTTTTTCATTTCAGCAGGAGAATTTGATGACCTCTGTGTCATCTCTCTAAATATAGTGCTATTTTCATCACCTATTTCTTTGAAAATACCATCTATTTTATCAAGCAATCCATCACCATCTTTTGTTACAAGTTCTCCACGAACTGTTTTCGCATTGGCAGGTAATTTCATTCTTATGTCACTTATTGCTTTTCTAAGATTGTAAAGTTGATTAAATGAAGCAGGTTTTGTAAATGTAGAACCTCCTACACTTTCAAAAGCACTTATAATTTGACCTATTGCCTTACCATCATCTGTGCCACCAGCTATTGCAGGTGCAAAATCTTTTTTTAGTCTCGCTATATCATCTTTAAATCTTGATGTAGTAATAACAGCATCACCACCTAGACTTGAGTTTCTTAATACTTTATCAACTGCACGAAATTTACCTGAAATCATAGTGTCAAAATTTATAGATGCGTCTCTAATAATTTCAAATAAATCATCTTCTACATTAGAGTTTCTAACTCCAGCTTGTTTAAAAGTATTTACAGAATCTTCTAAATGTTTGACAACAGAATTTGTTAATTGCTCTTCTACATTAAGAAGTCTGGTGTTGTTTTCTACCATGCCATCTTTAAGTATTTGTCCTACATCTGCATCAATGACATCATCCGTAACTCCATACTTTTGTTTGTATGAATCTAATAATTGTTTAATTTGATCATTGTTATTTTTTAAACGATCTGATGTTTTAAATATTTTTTCACCAATAGCTTGTATTCTAGCTACAAGAGATGGTGCTTTTATTGCTGATAAAGTTGGTCTTACACCAAATCCACCACGAACAACTGTTCCATCTGCCTTAGTGACAACACGACTTGTAGCAGCAATCTGTTCATCAGCAGAAAGGTTTGCAAATTCTTTTGGTTTAATTGCATTACCAGCTTCATCAATTGGCTCGGATATAGATTGTCCTGCTGTGCTTGCTTCCTTAGAAGTAAGTCCTTTACCAGGTGTAACTCCTCTTCGTAAAGCTCTTAAAGCAGCAAATGCACCACCAAGAATACCTTCACCAATAAAACCATAAGCAAATTCTCTACCTAAATCTGCTGCTATTTCTTCTCCAGATTGTTTGGAAACACCAGCTAAAGCCTCAACACCTTCTTCAATACCTTGACCTGTGGCGGCTCCTACACCTGCACCTAAAGCTGCTCCAAAAATAGGTATTGGAACTAGTATTTGACCAGCAATAGCTCCACCAATACCAGCTATGAGTTCTGGTGCTATCCCAGACAAATCAGAAAAATCATAACGACTAAAACCTTCTTCATCTATAAGAACATTTTTATCTGTCTCTTGACCAAACTTTGAGGCTCCTGTTGGAGTTAGAGCTAGTCGACCTCTGTTGTCTCTGGTAAAATCATCATCTGTAAGATCAAACTTTCTTAATATGGCTTCTTCTTCTTCTTTTGTTTCAGCCACACCAAGTGCAGATCTAAGTGCGTTGTTCTTAATTCCTGTTTCAACATCGAACAATTGTTTGTTTTTTTCTGGTGATGGCTCACTTGTTTGTGCTGCAACTTCTTCAGCTTTTTGTGATTCAGCCATCTTTTGCTGTACTATTTGATTTATAGCAGATCGTTCTTCTTCTGTAGGTTCATTACCTTCTATGGTGAAGTTAAAACTTTCATTTGGTAAATTTATTTTTACTGTTGCCATTATTTAACCAATGTATAAGTAAGTGTTCCATCATCAGCAGTAGATACATTAAACTTAGGTCCTGAATTACCAAACTGCTCAACAGTCCCTGCTTTAAGTTCTTTTTGCGCTCTATTGAATTGATCGTCAGTTAAATAACTATTTCTATCTTTGAAACCTGTTAATGTATTGGTTATTTGATCTTGTGTTTTAGCAAATATCTGATCAATTTCGTTTATTCTTTGTAATGCTAATTGTGGATTTCCAAACAAATCTATTTTACCTAAAGCTTTTTCTAGTCTATCTACGTCTTGGTTTGATATACCATTACCAGTTTCTTGTGTTAAAAACTTTTTATATTCGTTTATTAAAGTTCTATTAAGAACTTCTATCATGTCTTTTCTTCCAACACCTTCTACAAGCTTTGCTTTACCATCTTTGCCAATTGTTACAAGTTTAGGAAATAATTTTTTGGGATCTAATCCTATAGCTACACCAAGATTTTGTACTTTTTCTAAAACTTGATCAGCTAAAGGAGATCCAGTTTGATCTCCTAAATCTTTAACTAATCCACCTATGCTAGATAAAGTATTTCTTGCTCTTGTTATGTTTCCGTAAGAATCTTTAAATCTTCTAATATCATCACCTGCTTGTGTGTAAACAAGAGGGTTGCCTACACTTGCATCTTTTCTTAAAGCTTTTTGAACTTTCAAGCCAGGTTGCCCATCAATAGGTGCAAAACCTTGATTTTTAGTTATTTCAGATAACTTTGCTTGTCCCTTACGATATGCTTCTAACCTTTTTGCAGTAAACTCTAATTCTTTTAATTCTACAGAATTAAGGTGTTTGGCTGCTTCTGCTCTTCTCTTTTCAGCCAATGATCTAAATTCTTTTCCAAGACCTAACAGAGCTAATCTTTTCTCTTTATTAAGAGCTGTTAATGCTTTTGTGTCAGCCAACTTCTGTCCTAATGCAAATTTACCAGAAGCTAATTGACCAGCTTTTGCTTTGTCTTTTGCTTTTTCAAAATCTGGCAATGACTCTAGTCCTATTTTACCAGTTTCTTGTAAAATATTCGATAAATCAAAATCTTTACCAGCTCTGTTTGCCATGAGTCTAAAGCCTAAAGCCATCAAAGCATTTTTATTATCAGGCTCTCCTGATATATCAATACCTGTTGCTTTTTGAAAATCATCTTTATATTCTTCTATAGTCTTTACTTTAGCATCTTTTTCAGCATCTCCGTATAAATCCATAGTTTCTTTCATGGTGTCTTTAAACAAATCTTGTAATGCTTGCTGTTCTTTAGCTAATGTTGTCTTTTCTTCTGGCTCTGGCTCTAAGGAACCTGGCTCACCTACATCAGTATAGTCTATGTCTGCATCAGACATGGCTCCAAGTTCCATTTTTTCATCTATTCTACCCACACCTTGACTTGTAGGTGACATATCAACACCAGCTTTAGGATCAACAGGAAAAAGTTTAATGTCTTTTTTTACATCAGTGTCTACATCAAGTCCTTGATTCGATTGATCTACTTTTTTGTTTTGTGCCTCTTGCTTTATAAAGTTTTCTAAATCATCAGCAAAAGTAATAGGTCCTAAAGGAATTTTTTTATCTGTATCTAATTGTCCAGCTACATTTTTTCTAAATTCTTGTTTTTTTTCAATCTCTTTTGCTAATTGATCTTGTAGAGGTAAAATTCCTATGTTTGATAAATCACTACCTATTAAACCTTGTTGATTGTTAGAGCCAATTCCTAAATTAAATAAATTAGAACTTAATGTTGGTTGCTTTGCCATGCTTGTATCCTACTTAGAATTACCACCAAAAGGTGCAATTTGTGACAATGTTGTATATGCACCAATACCCTGTAAGAATGGATTTGCACCAGGTGATGTTGCCTGCTGGAATGTCGAAGGTATAGAAGCACTCGGCATACCTTGCAGTAAGTTTTGTCCTAATTGTAACCTTGTGAATGGTTCTTGTGCTTGTTGCATTAAATTTTGACGTGTTGCATCTAGTTCTGCTTGAGACTGTCCCTGCCTCAAAGCACCTAATTGTGTTAATTGTGATATATCTGCTTGACCTAGTGCCTGCTGTAAACGTCCTACATCACCCGTAGTGCCTGCTAGAGTGCCAAAAGCCTGTCCAAGTCCACCAGATAGTCTTCCTGCATCTAGAGCTGATTTTAAACCAGCTCCAGCAGCTCCTTGTGACGCTTGCAATGCTGTCCCAAAGCCTGATGCTAATAATCTTGACAAAGTATCAGCTTTAACTTGTTGTAAACCTCTATCAGCTTCGGCTTGTCTAATACCTTCTCTTGATCCACCGAATGCACCAGATTGTATAGCTTGCGCTCTAGCACCTGCTCTTTGCATATCTGCTTGTCGATCAAGCTCTCTCATAGAAGCATCAATAACTTGTTGTTGAAATGGATTTTGAAATTTAGAAATATTAGCAGTCGTCTGATCTACCAATGAATCGGTAAAGCCTTTACCTTGACCTGGTTGTAAAAATTGCAACCCTGATGTCAGTGCTTGTTGACCAGCTAAAGTTTGATCCCTTGCTCCCTGAATAAAAGGTTTAAACGATCCTACTAAATTTTCACCCAATGATACTGCACGACTTCTTAAAGGATCCATGCCTGCAATTTGAAATTGTGGAAGGTTTAGTGGGCTGTCTAGTAAACCTGGCGTGGTTTGGTCTTCACCATCAAATTCACCAAATCCAGTTTGCAACAATCTTTTTTGCAAACCTTCTAAGAATGGAGGTAATCTTTGTATGTTTTCTACAGTTTGAACAGCCATTATGCCCTCGCTTCCAAGTTATCCATCATATTATAGGCTCTTTGTATACCTTTTCTTTGATTACCATCACCTAAACCTTTAACTGCGTCTTTTGTCAACACAAATTCACCTGCCATCAACATAGCAGGCACATCATCTTTTGTGCCAGAGCCTTCTGATGGATCTATACCACCATTACGTCTTGGAAAACCCATTTCTCCACCTTCTCTAGCAAATGTTATTCCACCTAGCTTACCACCAGGACCTCCTGTACCAAAAGGTCTTCTTTCAAAAGATGTTCTTGTGTCCTCATCTTCATCACCACCAGATAGCAATTGTGCGATTAAACCTGCTGTTAAACCCTCACCTAATGGTGTATTGAGCAATCTAGAAAAAAGATTATCTCCACCTACACCAGCAGATTTCAAAAGTTCAGCACTAAATGTTCTTGGCTTAAATGTTTCTGCTATTTGTTTTGATGCTTGTTCTGTTGGCACATTACTTATACCCATTTTATTTGCAAGATCAGGGTTTGGAGGAGGAGGTTTTCCAGCTCCACTACGAACAATTGTTCCCTCTCCACCAGTAGGAACAGCCTGTTCACCACCACCAAACTGATCAAACACAGAACCAGTAACACCTGAAATTAAAGCATTCCTTAGTGCATCCTTAGTTTTACCACCCATAAGCTTTGATGTTAAAGCTCCTGTTACAGCTCTACTTAAAAAAGGGCTGCTGGCTCCAAAAGAAGCTCCTAAAGCAGGTCCTGCAAAAGCACTTATTGCTATGGGAGCTATTTGTTTTAATAACTTACCTAAACTCATGGCTTCATCTTACCTTAATAATGTTTTACTGTCTATATACCACTTGTCGTATTTCTATTCTGTGCAAATTCTTGGACACTTGCAACAACGTGAAGTCTATTTGCTGTTGCTGCCGTTACTTTTAATATTTCTCCACCTTGTAAAACAAGATCCCTTGTCAGTAGTTCAATAGTTGTGTTTGCAGCCACTGCTTTTACTTTAAATAAACTAAATACATCACTGCCATTTGTTATGGTTACAGTTATTGTATCTGCATTACCAGAATCTTCTGAAACTAAAATAGATGAAATAACAGTTGCATTAAAATCTGCACCACTCGGAGCTGTGTATAAAGTTGTAGCCGTATTTGCTGTTAAGTCGGCTTTAGCATTTGTAATATTTTGTATATATTGAGGTATAGTAGTAATTAACATTATTGTCTTCCATCTGGTCTAATATCAACTCTTGGTGTGCCTAATCTCCATGATACACCCTGATCTGTTGATTCAAGTTTTATGTTAAACGATCTGCCTCGTAACCTTAAATCAACACGATCTGTAAATTGTTCAACTGGAGTTGTTGCAGTTCGTGTTGCAATCCCACTAGAATTTGTATCATATGTACTACCAGGTCCATTTCTTGCTTGCAATGTAAAAGTAACATTAGGATTGCCAGTGTTACTTGTTGATCCGTTGAAGCTAACATCTGGAATTAGTTGCCTTATAAAATTAAATTGATAGCCATCTCCAATATCTAGTTGACTAGATTCAACGGATGCTGTCATTGCAGATCCATCATCATCATTACCATTTTCATGCTCAAAAAGGTGTGATGATCCTGCTGCTATTGGGAATCTTCTAATACCTCGGTCATGCCATGCAGTTCTTGTTAAAGTTCCGTAGTACCAAGTTTTGTTGGCATAATTATAAATTACATACTTATCATTTTCATCTGAACTTGCAGATGGATAAAACCACCAAACCTCTGTCCATTGTGTATTTACTGCTCCAAAAACCTTGTCTGATTGTGCTGTATTAAAATCAAGAAAAATCTTATCTCTTACTGTGCATGGTAATTGTGTAGTTTGACCTCCAGTATAAATGTAAAAAGTATCTATACCCATCCAAAATACAGAGTCTTCAACTGCCACAGCCGATTTTGGACTAATAATGGTTATGCTTTTAGATAACTCTTGCAAACCGAAAGTAAACGGAGGTCCAATAAATTTCATGCTAAAAAGACTTCTGTCAGTAAAAATGAGAATTTGTTGTCTTGTTTCAACAGCTTGCACAAAAGTAGAACCACTACTTAACCTTAAATCACCAGCAGTATTTGTAGCTGTTGGTGTAAAATCTATTAGAGATTCTTGTGATCCAAATCGTATTAGTAACGGATCTTGTGTAGTAGTTCCTAATGTGTTCGCTCCAAATGCTATAATATGTCTGTCTATATCTGAAACCATAATTTGTTTTGCGATGGTCGGAACATCTGATGCTCCACTTTCACTTGATAGCAACACTGCTCTACTGCCTAAACCATCAGATTTATCCCAATAAAAAATAGCACCATCTCTTGGGTTTATTAATAAATCCTCACCAAAATTATCATGTGTCCATACTCTTATTTCAGCAGTTGTTCCAGTAGATGCAGCCAATCCCCAACCAAATGTTGAAAGATCTGAATTAACACCACCATATCCACCTGCACCCCATCCAACACCACCAACGGAGGTATCAAGTCCTACATTTATTTGATACACTCCATCAACTCCAGATCCACCATTACCAGTATCAGATGAATTAGCAGTTGCACTTACTGTTATTTTATATGAATTTGAATTAACAATCGTTGTTATCTGATGTTCTGCATTAAGTATTGTTGCAGTAATATTGCCACCTAAACTTACTGCACCTGATATAGTGACAAAATCATTTTGAACTGCACCATGAGAACTGTCTGTCACTGTAAGTTCAGCAGATCCATCAACTGCCGCAAAAGTAATACTATTTGTTGATGTTTTTCTTATTGGAGTAATATCGGTAAAACTGCCACCTTCTTCTATGTAATATTTAAGATGTGTGCCTACACCCATAAAGTTAGAGCCATCTAAAGCTAACCAGTTATGTAATGCTCTTGCAGAGCCTAGATAGGTATTGTTTGATTGTTTAACCCAACCACCTATTTTTTCTGGAAAAGGTGTGTAAAATCTAATTTTTTCACAATCAAAATAACCTCCTTCATTTGAAAAGGAAGTTACTTCTCTGTTAATACCTGGTCTAAATTTTAAACTTGTTAATGGCATCTGAACCTCTTATTTAAACTATTGTACACCAATATTAATTAAATTCATATCTAGATCAATCAAATTTATATTACAGCTAATAATAGTCTTTCTATTATCAGTTACTATTCTGGGAGATCTGTGTGGTATAAAAGATGGAAATACTACAATGTCGCCTTCTTTAACATCTAATTGAAATTTTTCTTTTTTAACAGAATCATAAAATTCTGTACTTTTATCCTTATTATCAAGTTCAATATAATAAACTAAACTTAGATTTGTTTCACTGTGTATATGCCATTCGTGATTATCGTTTTTGTAATATTGTTGAAACCAACAATTAATAATTAAAAACTCATTTGTGCAATAATATTTTTTAAAATTGTCAAAAAAATCATCTAAAGCATTTATAAATATAAATGTATAGGGTCGATGTTCATGAGGTGTTTTATTAAAATAATCTGTATAAGTTATTGATTCAAACTTATTTCTGTCAGTTTGTTTTTCCATGTTATCAAAACTGTTTAATAAATTATGTTTTATTTCATGATGTTTTTCTAAACTATGAGACCAAACTAATTCTTTCATGCCAACTTTCTCTAACAAATATTTATATTTATAATACACCTACTGCCATTAATTGGTTGTGTAGCAGTATGCTTCAATAGTCCATTAAAGATAACAACTCTGCCTTGTTTTGGTGTTATTTCATGCTCTTCATCGTTGTCATATATTATTGTATTACCATCAGATGTTTTAACATAATACAATATTACAGTGTGTTCAGTTTCTCTATCAATATGTGGTGTATCAACTAAATCACCTTTTGTTATATTATTATGTAAAGGTAATTGTAAAAAAGTCCTACTCTCTATAACTTTATTACATTTTATATCAACTGTTTGGCATGAGTTTGTAATAATGTTGTTTGTTAAATAATTAAAATTGCTGTTAACTTCTTCATTTAAAACAAAATAATGTGAAAAAGCTGGTCTTTTTTGAACACCATCATTATGACTTATATCATGTATATAGTGCCAATTAAAATTACTACCTAGTAAATGATTTTTAATTTCTTCTTGTTGTTCTAAATTTATTATATCATCAACAATATGTATATTATCCACTTTTCATGTCCCAAGAGATAATTCTCTTTTGTTGTTTTGATTTATTTGGTTGTGTAAAATGATGAATGAATGAAGGGACTACAATAATGTCACCCTCTTTAACATCTGGTACACCATAAGTGCTTTTATCTGTCATGAAATTATTCCAAGGTTGTAAAAAAGATGTTTTTGGTGCATCTTCTGGAAGAGTTAGATACAGAATACCAGACAAACCTATTGATCCATGATTATGAACTGGATGGTAGCCATTTTTACTGTATGTGACTGACCAAACATCTGTTACCTTTAAATCGTTTTGCACAGAGTCTGCGACTAATTTTAACTCCTCATATAATATTTTTGAAAAATCTTTGATTATTTCTTCTGCATCATATCTGTTCGTAGTGAAATCAGCTAAATCTTCTTCGTTTTTCTTTTCATCAAACGGAGCTAATAATTTTATTAGAGTTGCTTTTTTCGTAACAAAATCTTGCACTGCAAGTTTCCAAAAAGGTATGGAAAACAGACTGTGTACATTTATTTTTTCACTCATTGGAATCTAGGTCCATGTATGAAAAGTGCTAATGATTTTCTTACACCACTTTTTAACGGAAGAACTCTGTGTAAGATGTGTGATTTGAACATAAAAGCACTTCCAGGCTGACCAAAGAGTTCAATTGTTTGTTCTTTATTTGTATTTAGTAATTGAAATTCACCACCCTCATAAGGTGCTTCGGATAGATTAATTAGTAAAGTTAATTTACAATCAACAGCAGGTAAAAAACAGTGATCGGTGTGCCATCCATAATCAGATTTATCTTTTGAATCGTAAATATTAAAATTACATTGTCTTAAATCTCTATGATTAAATACATTGTAACCAAAATCAAATTCTGCAACATTGTATGCGTCTTCTACAAAATGTTGAATTAAATGTCTAATTCTACCATAGTAAATTTTTTTTACATTCGATACATTTTTCCAATCTGTTCCGTCTTTAGGATTTTCTTTTTCGCTGTAAAAACTTTCAATTGTTTCATTTATTTCTTTTATTTGTTTGTTATCAAAAATTTTTGTCCATTGGAAGTAGTCCCATAACCATGTTTTTTCATGATTATGAGCATCGTCTGCTGATGCCATTTTAATTTCCCCCTACGCTTCAGACTTGTCTTCATCCCAAATATAACTGTACCATCCAGTAACAATTGTTTTTTCTTGTGTTTCAGATATTTGACCTACATGAGTATGTGTCCAATCTGTTGGGAATATAACAGTTTTACCTTTTTGAGCTTTTAATGTTCTGTTTTGATATGGAAATATAGTACCTCCAGCATCTAAATCATTTAAATAAGTCATAAATACTAAACATCTTCTTACAGTTCTATTATTGTAACCATCTCTTTCAAAATGTTCTTTTTTAAAACCTTCACCTTTTTTGTAATGTTGTATATTGTAAGGCTCTACAATATTAAATTTACATAAGCTATCTACTTTAGGATAAGTGTTAATATAATCTTTTAAACATTCTTGCAAACGAACTCTATATTCATTGAAAGGTTTATCTAAATTTTCTGGATGAATAGCTATATCAGTAGATACTTTAACCGAAGTATCTTTTATACCTTTCTTTGAAAAATCACCTCCACCTACAGTACCAGAATACTGATAGTCTGCATTTGTGTTATACCAATTTATTAGTTGGTCACAAATATGTTCTGGCATTGTCCAAGTTTGTATAAAATCTGAGTTAGGATTTCTCATGTTCATCCAGTGAAAAGAACCCAGCCTTTTGTATTGTCGGCTTGGTAAACATCTTCATCCCAAACATAAATATCATCACCAGAATCACTAGGGTAAGCTATTGGAGGCATCCAGTAGCAAGTATCCTCGTCTAGTGTCCAAGACGCATGAGGACAATCTTGGTAGAAAGCATCTCTTTCAGAGTCATAAATATCACCAATTCCTGCATAATTTTTTCTTAAAGCCTTGCTTTGATCGGGTGAAGGTGTAATTTTGTTTTCTGGTGGAGAGTCTGGATCATTCGGAAGATAATGAACGCCACCACGAGTATTGTAGGATGTTTTAATCCATGTTTCTCCAGAATGATATTGATCTATAAAATCTTGTTGTGCAACAATGACTTCAACTACTTTTCCATCTACTACTTTTGCATAATGACCCATAATTATTAACCTTGATATTGATAAGCGATTATTACAACACCAGAACCACCACTTCCAGAATGTCTATTACCTTCGTGATCTCTGACTCCACCACCACCTGATCCAGTATTTGCTGTGGCATCGGAAGAACCATTGGAAGAGTTACTTGAACTTGAAGCTCCTCCTCCTCCACCAGAACCAGTTGCTTGGTTTCCTCTAGCTCCACCACCTCCTCCAGCTCTAGAAACAGATGAACCAGTTATTGAGGATGATTTCGCACTTCCACCAGAACCATTGTTTCCACCTGCACCTCCAGCGGCTCCACCGCCGCCTCCACCAGTGAGGTCATTATGGTTCGAACTTCCACCACGACCACTGTGTCCTTGACCTGATTGACCTGCTCCACCGCCGCCAACATGAACTCCTCCACCTCCAGAGCCTCCAGCACGACCATGATAATTTGCATTACTCAAAGATCCACCACCTCCACCACCTCCAGTGGATGTTGTGCCAAAAGCAGCAGAGTTACTTCCATTACTACCAGCTACTCTTGAACTTGTTTGTTTAACTCCAGAACCTCCAGCTCCAACTGTGATTGTGTAATTTGTTGCATTGAAAGATACACCACTTGCATTTTGATGACCTCCAGCTCCTCCTCCACCACCAACATGTTGACCACCTCCAGCTCCTCCAGCAATAATCAACCAACTAAGAGTTGTGTTTTGATTACCAACTGATTGAACAGCGAATGTTCCAGATGAATTAAATTGATGTATTCTGTTATTACCAGATGTAGTTATAGTTCCACCTGTTGCATTTGGATATACAACATTTGATGAACCTCTAAAATCACCCATGTCTATAGCACCAGATGATGGTATAGTTCCATTGTTACCACTTATGTTAGCACCAACATTGGAACCTCCAGCATAGTATTCACTTAAACTTATTGGATTAGAACCACCAAACTCTGTTTGGATGTCGGACATTGTGATTGAGCCAGATGATGAAATTGCCATTCTCTACCCCTTTTTTAGTTCATTTATTTCTGCTTTTAAGTCTTTAATTGCTTCAATTAAGACTGCTGTAAGTTTACCATAGTCAACTGATTTGGTTTGCATTTCATCGTCTGCTGTTAGCACAACCTCTGGTACAACAGTTTCCATGTCTTGTGCTAAAACACCAATTTGTTCTCTGGCATCTTCTACATCATTTCTTTTATAATGAACGCCTTGCATACGCATTACTTTGTCAAGACCATTTTCTATATTAGAAATATCTGTCTTAAGTCTTTTGTCAGAAAAAGCAGTAACATCATTATTGAAAGTCGCCGCTCCTGCTCCAGACATATCAAGTGTAAGAGCAGTTATAACACTACCACCATCATTACCTTTAAAACTCATATCTTTATCAGATATTTCGGTTTTAATTTCTACATTACTACTATTGTTTGATATTGAAAGTATATGGTCAGAACCATCTCTAAATTGCCAATCGCCACCATCAGCATTTAATTTAATATCTCCTGCTACATCTAATGTTAAGTCACCACTTGATAAAGCTATGGTTGTGCCATCAATATTAAAGTTATCAATGTTTATACCTGCATTGGCAGTAACTGAGCCATTAAAAGTTGCATTACCTGCCGCTGACATATCAAGTGTAAGAGCCGTTATTTCAGAACCACCATCATTACCTTTGAATAACATGTCTTTATCTGAAACAACAGATACTACTTCTAAATCACTTGAAGCACTCGCAATTCTACCAAAAGTTGTGCCGTCATCTTTTAAAAATACCCTACCATCATCTACATCAATATTTAAATCACTTGCAATATCTAATGTTAAGTCACCAGTTCCATTTGTAATAGTTCCAGCAGATCCACTATGTGTAATTTGGAAATCATTGTCTGCACCTATATTTAAAACAGCAGAGTCTGAAGTTAAACTTAGATCATCTTGAACTTTTAGATCAACAGCAGATAAAGAAGCAAAAGCATCTACAACCGCTGCACCAGAACCTGCACCATCGAGGTAAACAACCTTTGTATCGCCAGGTGGAATAGTTACATTTGCACCAGATCCTTGTGATATGATTATATTTTGAGATCCACTTGTAGCGTTCTCAATCATATGAACTCTTTTTAATGTATTAGGACCTATTGTAATAGTACAAGCAGAATCTAATGTTCCAGTATATTTAAGATACATGGCTCTACCCTCATCTGCCGAGCCATCTGCTACAGTGGTAGTATGTGTGTCAGCATTTGTGGTTATACCTTCTGTGCCAAAACCTAGTGCCTCACCTATAAGTTCTAAATTTGTATTAGTTGAAGCACCCCATGTTCCTGATTCGTCACCTGTGGTTATTTCTTTTAATCTAAGATTATTAACATATGTTGCCATTATGCGACCCTTTCAATCCAATTTGCTACTTGATCTGGAACGATTAAACCCCAGACATTCTCTTCACCAGTTGAACCTGTAGCACTCACTCCAGTCAAAGATAACACAGAACCACCAGATGTTGCAATACTTCCTAAAGAAATTGTTGCTCCTGATAATGTTACTGTTGTATTTGCCCCTCCTGTAACAGACTCGGAGCCAAGTGCAGTTGTTCCAACAACTGTTGTTACAGGCGCACCAGTAGAAGTTATTAATACAACTGTGCCGACAGATGTTGTTCCAGCAACACCAGTAGGTGAAACTAATGCAGTTCCTACAACAGATTCATCACCAAATCCTATTGTTCCAGTTAATCCAGTTTCAGTTACTATAGCTCCAGCGGCTGCTAAAGCATTTCCTACGGCAGTTGTTCCTGCGTTACCTGTTACTGAAAATATACCTGTACCAGTAACAGTAACTGTTCCTACAGCACCAGTACCTACGACAGAAGTTGGAACAATATCTTGACCAGGTATAGCGGCTACACCACCACCCCAGACTCCAGCACCCCAAGTATCATTACCCCAACCAGTTAAAAAACCAGTGGTTGCAGATACACCAGTTACTACGGCAGTTATTGGTATTTTAGGAAGAACAGTACCAACAGCAGTTGTACCAGATACACCAGTTACAGAAAATTGAAAGTTAGCAAAAGCAATTACTGTGCCTATTGCACCAGTGGCTTGTAAGCCAGTTTCTATTACAGTTGAACCACCTGTTGCACCTTCATCACCAACGGCTGTCGTACCAGATACGCCAGTAACAGCAAAAGAGGTATTACCTATACCACCCCATCCAACAGCACCCCAAGTGCCAATTCCCCAGCCGTTAGCCATGAAACCTCACAATTGTTCGGTTAAGCTATACGGATAATAGCGTTTGAAGCGTCAGCAGTAGGAAATTGAATTGTAAAAGTTCCAGATGTAGATGTTTTATTAGTCGAAAAATCTAATACACATACAGCTTTATCACTGTTTGTATCATTATAAATCAACGCACCCATAGCAGTTATGGTTGCTGTAGTAAAACTTAAATCTGCAAAATCAGTAAACGCAGTTGTTCCAGAACTAGTTGGTGCA